TCCACCCGCATCTGTTTGATATACGGTTGTCTCTCTAGGACTAGTTATACTGTCTTGTGAAAAATCAACAGAACCTTGTGTAATAAATCTAACACCGCTATCTGACTCTACCTCCATTCCTTCCAGAACTTTCATAGCAAACGCCATATTAGGTTCACCTGCTCCATCTGCGGGAACGATTTGATAGACATTAAGTCTTACGACCGAAGGAATGCTTGGTTTTGTTTTATATCCTAAAGTTCTTGCTATATCTATTACATTCACACGTTCTTCTGCGTGAAGTAAAAGATTTTCTTTCATTTGATTATCTATGTAGTAAGATAATACGTCACCAACATACGAAGCCATCTCTATGAACATCATACCAGGCGAGGCTTCGTTAAAATCGTTGTATATATCTGGAAAGTAATTCTTTGCATATCCAACAAGATCGCCTCTAAAATCAGAGAAATCTTTATTAAGATATTTAATTTCTTTCGTTTGTTTTTTATTTAAATTAAATTCGTTTGTAGCCATTACATATTCCCAACATTTAGATTCATAGTTTGCGTATTAAATTCATTGCCTAGTAAAGAAAATATTATATTGATAGATAATGTCTGCGGGTCACCACCTACTCTACCAAAGACAACATCGTTAATAGTAATATAAGGCAACCATATCTTTACCTGCTCAATAATAACTTTCTTTAACTTTATTTTAATATCTTTTAATTCAAAGTCAAAAAGCATTTTCCAAACATCGCAACCAAAATTAGGGTGCATTACCCTTTCGCCTTTATTTGTAAGTACAAGATTTTGTAGATTAGATCTAGCTTGGTCAATAGTAGTATACGAAGACCTAAAATCCGATTGAGATTCTATTGGATTTTTTACGTTATTTGGTTCTATGCCTTCTATCCCGTCTGTTTCGTATATAGTTTTACCACCATAACCCCCATCGTTAGATAAAGGCAAAGTCAATCCAAGTGCAATATCACCCTTCCAATCTTCGTCGAAAATAGCCAGTCTTCCGGCTGCATCGAAATCTCCAGGATTATATCTATATTCTTGCCTTTTACCCATTTCTAAAATCTTTTAACTAAATCGGAATAATTTCTTGTTAATGCTTTTTGTAAATCAGGTGCTAAGTTTTTGACAGGCCTATTGTTAATATCTGTCATCGTCGAAGGCCCTTGTTCTTGCATACCCGCAAATTTAGCTCTAAGCGTATTTGGGTCTATGCTAGGCCATTCTTCTTCACCTTGACTTTGTTTAGTTTGTTCTAACGCCTCCGTTAAAGACATTCTTTTTTCTTGTTCACTTTCCAACGAATTCATTGCTTCGTTCAATTCAGATGCTATTACTTTCTTAACTTCTGATTTTACAACTTCTCTGATAATTCTTACCAAATCTTTTTTTGTCATTGTTTTACTCTCGTATAGTTTATATGATATAAATATATCACAAGGTCATTAAGCCCAAGGCATTGGCGTAAAAGGAGTCGGTACCATTATAGCCATTCCAGTAGGAAACCAAGCAGCTAACACACCTCCTAGCGCATTTGCATAATCTAAAAATGCACCTCCCGGAGCAGGGTCCACAGGTAAAAATACAGATGCAACTGCAGGAGGTCCTGCCGGAGGAATTCCAGAAAAACCTGGCAACATCCCAGGAGCCATAACTCCAGCGTATGTAATGATTCCATTTTGTAAAGTCATCAAAGTAGAATCGCTTTGGTGATGTACAGACATCAATACACCTTTCATAGCCGCTTTGGCTGCGTCGTGGGTTGTTGATGGTGGTATTATACCTACTGCACCTGCGTTAACAGCGTCACTCCATCCCGTAGCCCATTGTGTTGGTGGCTTATTTGGGTCAGCGTCTGCATCTGCGATAGCACCTTCTCCAAAGTTCTCGTCCAATTTCGATGTAAATGCAGGTACTATAAAAGGCATATTATTGTTTCATTGTTTCTAATTGACCTTTTAACTGTTCGTATATAGGTGCTTGTAAAGGAGGACCTGAAGGACCGGCAGGAGTCGGGTGAGTTTCCATAGCCAATTGAGTTAATAGTTCTAAAAGTAAATCGGCGATTGCAGAAATATTTATTTTCCAAGATGCGGTAGATAAACTTATTTCTTTCTTTGCCGATATTAATACACTATCGTTCTTAGCATTAAAAATTAATCTATCGCTATTTATTATAATTTGAGGAGAACCACTAAAAGCGTTAGGTGCTTCCAATGGTGGTGCAGGTCCAGTTGGCATAGCAACTGATTCAGGTGATTCTGGGTTAGCTAATTCAAAATCTATTTTTTGTGTAGACGTCATGAGAATTGTAGAAGCGTCTTCCAATATGTCTGTCATATTAGCATCTTCTCCATCATCTGCATAGCCATTTACTAAAATCGTTAACGGATCTCCATCGTCGGAACCAACCGACCAATAATTACCGGGTTTGCTTGAAGCAGCAGTTGATGTAAATCTCAAACCGGATTCCCATCTACTTTGTATTATTGTATCTCCTTCTATAGGTTGTATTTTCTTTATTGCTTTTTCAACAAACGAATCACCTATTTCGTCGTTGGCTTCTTCGTCTTCGTATATTGCTGAATTCGGTTGTAAACAATTATTGATATCTCCATCTAAGTTGGTCACAGAAATCCAGTAATACGAACCAGCGCCCACAGAAGATTGATTGTTTGCATCAGAACCTAAAATACAAATAACATGTTCTCCCTTTAAAGGTAATTTTTGAATGTTCATGTTAAGTGGTGCAATCCATTCTGTAGGATAGTTCCCCTTAGATTTACCTCCCAATCTTTTTATTCCTACATAACCTATGTAATCGCCTTCTATTTGTACACTAGAAAATTGTGGGTGATCGGCAGTCATAACAACGTCGACAACTTCTCCAAAAATAACCGGGTCCATTGCACCTTGACCTGTACTAGTTGCTCCTCCTACATTCCTTCCCATTACCTATCTAACTCCATTTCTTCTACAGACGATAATAACTGTTTCTTTTCTTCTTCGCTCAATAAAACACCTGTGCTTCCAACCGCTTTTGCTGCCGATATACCTCTTTGTACAATTGCTGCTAATTTAATTAGGTGATCGTCGTTTTTAACAGCCACGTCCAAGTATTCTTTTATGATAGGTACAATGATTGTAGCATCACCGATACTTTTTATCATAGGTTGTAATTGCATGATAAGTTCGTTGATTTGCGCTTCCTTGTTTTTAGAGTTGGTGTAAATATCCTCCATCAATCCTGAGAATGTTTTACCTTTGAATATTTCTTCGTTTTCTTCCATAGTTTTATCTCCTTTATTTACTATAAATATACGAAAAACAAAAAGAGCCAGGGTAATTAAACCCCAGCTCTTTTAATATAACCGTTATATATTACGTCTTACTTCTTTACGAAGAATGACATAACAATAATCATTACTACTAAACCTGTAAATCCACCGTTTCCAAAAGCATCAACTAAACTAGTTAATCCTGCAATTGCATCAAGTCCAAATACAGTACCGCCTGTTAAGACAGTCCATAGAATTGTTACCGGTAACACAGCCATTAAAAGACCAAGCATACCACCTAAAAATCCGTTTGCGTACTTAAAAATATTATCCATTTGTTATTTCTCTAAATTGATAAAGTTATGTGACAAAATTGTCGTCGGGGTGTAGAGCTCTTAGTTATTAATTATTTAATAACGTTTTCTAGAAACGGTAACTTAATCCTAAATTAAAATTACCACCTCTTTCTCCATTATCATCAGCAGAAACGTTCATTGTGTAATTTGGTTCTACACAAACCCCTTTCCATACTGATAATGAATAACCAAGACCGATTGACAAATTGTCCATCGTTTCCGATGTTGGTGCTTGAAGCGAAAAGTACGTATTACCTTGCCAGTTATATCTTGCTAGTAAGTCATACTCTTCACCGTTTTTAATAAAACCTGCCGAACAGTTATTTGCTACAGTGTACATAACACCTAAGCTATTCGTAAAGTTAGATACTGAGTAAGACTCTCCCTCAGCAGGAGCGTTGTAAGTTGTTACAACAGTAAAGTTTTGAGCCGAAGCTCCGATTGTCGCGATTAATGCAACGATTAATGTTAAAATTGTTTTCTTCATTTTGTTAAAATTCTCTTTTGTTCTATTACGCCACTATTGGCTTTTACCTTAAAGAGCTCTCGTTAATTATATAAGCTACACCCATAGCTTATTTTTTGCTACTTCATTATACAATTCTTGTTTTTCTTTGAACTGAACTTTGAAATAGTTTACTATCCTTGAAATATCCTTTGTCTTCTCGTTTGTCATTTCTCGAATCATTAGATACAAGGCTTTTTTGTTGTATTTCTCTATATTAACTCTACGTTTAAATAGTTCTAATATAGCAAATGCTATTTTTTGATCGTCCCTATCTTTAAATACGGACTCTATTTTGTTATCGTAATGCAAAATGAATAAATCTACAAAATCAGATAATTCTTCTTGCCTACTTCTTTCGGTTTCTTCGTTTAATAAATTTCTTTGTGTGTCTAATTTATTAATATCGCTACTTAAAATTAATTTAGCGTACGCTTTATTGTTTGCTTGTATACAATAGTTTTTGGCTACAATACTAAAGTAAGAAAATGCTCTACCTTTATCTTCTGCGTATTTGTTTAATTTTTGTAATATGAATCCTATAACCTCATACTGTTTATCTTCTACAGTCCCATACATGTACGGAAACTTAAATCTATTGATGATATTTTGAGATAATTTCCACAAAGCATAATGTATATGTTCGCTATATATTTTGTCCCGTCTTGGTTGAAAGTCCTCTGTATTATAAGCAATTATTGCTTTTTCTGTGATAGGAGTAAAATACATTTTGTTTTTTCTTTTCCTACCCCGTCTTTTAATATTCGGGTTAAGTAACTCGTCGAGCTCTATTTGATATTGCGGCAAATTCTTGTAAAAATTTTCTACTGGTGTCATATATTAGTTTTGCTCTAAAGTTTCAATTTCGGTTAACAATGCTTTGAATACCGATCCTACTTCGTCTTCACTTTCAAAACCACCTTTCGAATCTATTATTCTCATATTGTCTACTGTATTTTGTATTATGTTTTTATTTCTCACCAGCGCTTCTTCCATATTCAAAATCTCCTCCTCTGCTGTTTCGAATTTAATTAACATGTTATATAATACAACCCAACTTACGAGCAACAACATAGATAAAATCGTTATTATTAT